GAAGTATCTATTGCAGGTGGTGCCGGAACTACAGCTTTAGATATAGATAATGGTGCTTTAACAGGTACAGCTCAACAAAGAGTTCTTAAATTATCAGGAAGTATTACTGGAAACAGAATTGTAACTTTTCCATTACTTACAGAACAGTTTTATATTATTGAAAACGCAACTTCAGGTGCTTACACAGTACAATTAAAAGCAGCATCTGGTTCAGGTGCAACAGTTACTTTTGCAACTACGGATAAGTCACATAAAATTGTATACTTAGATGGTGTAGCAACAAACACTGGTGTTTATGACACTGGTTTTGGAAGTGGAGACGTAACACTTACAGGCACTCAAACTTTAACAAACAAAACTTTAACATCACCTAAAATAGGAACTTCTATTTTAGATACTAACGGAAACGAATTATTTTTATTAACTGCTACAAGTTCAGCGGTTAACGAATTAACATACGCTAACGCAGCAACTGGAAATAACCCCAGCTTTACAGCATCTGGTGAAACTAATGTAGGTATAAATTTAGTTCCAAAAGGATCTGGTGTTTTACAAGGAAACGGTTCTGCTTTAAAAATTGCTGGTAAAGAAACTATGTGGGTTCCTGCAGCAGCTATGTATGGGCCAACTACTAACCCTGCAGACGCAGCTTTAGTTGAAACAACGGCTACAAGACCAGATTTAAAAGTATTTGATTTTGATGCTAGTACACAACAATATACACAATTCACAGTGGCTATGCCTAAATCATGGAATGAAAGCACATTAACTTATCAAGTTTATTGGTCTCCTAGCACAACTAACACAGGAAATGCCATTTTTGGTTTACAAGGTGTTGCATGTGCTGATGGTGATACTATTGATGTTGCATATGGAACAGCAGTAGAAGTCACAGACGCTGGTATTGGAACAGTAGAAGATCAACAAATTTCAGCAGAAAGTGGTGCAGTAACAGTTGCAGGTTCTCCTGCAGCAGGTGAACAAACTTACTTTCAATTATTTAGAAAAGCTGCGGACGGTTCAGATACTTTTACTGGTGAATGTAGAGTTCTAGGGGTAAAAATATTTTATACTACTGACGCAGCTAACGACGCATAGGTAATAAAATATGAGAGACCATAAATTAGATGTTCTCCAAGGTGGTGTTGGAGTCAAAGGTTCAAAAAAAAATAAATCAAGAAGAAAATCTTTTGGATATCAAGTTTTAGGATTTGGTTCTGGAGCAGCCGCTGCTTCACCACAGCTTGCAGATTATTTAGTAATTGCAGGTGGTGGGGGAGGATTAACTCCAGGTGGATTACCCGCGTCGTCTGGTGGAGGTGGTGCAGGGGGATATCGAGCATCTGGTTTTGGACCATCCCCATTAAGAGGAAGCCAACAAGAATTAGATCCTGGAGATTATACAATAACAGTTGGAGGAGGTGGATCAGCCGCAAGTCCTGGTACACCCAGTGCCCCAGCAGGTAACGGAAGCAATTCAGTTTTTTCATCTTTCACATCAACCGGTGGTGGTTATGGAGGGGGTAATTACCCAACATCATATGGGCACCCAGGTGGATCTGGCGGAGGTGGATCTGGTTATGGAGCATATCCAAGTGGAGATGGAAACACTCCTCCTGTAAGTCCTCCACAAGGAAATGATGGGGGCCGAGGTGGGGGATACAACCCATGGGGCGGCGGAGGCGGCGGCGGAATGGGCGGCGCTGCATCTAATGTACCAACTTCACACAACCAAGCAGGAGGTGCTGGAGGACCTGGAGTCCCTAATACAATTACAGGTTCTGATGTAACATACGCTGCTGGAGGTAAAGGAGAACCCGGTGCTGGTCCTGCTGGAACAGCTAACACTGGAAATGGTGGCGGTGCACAAAACACTGGAGGCTCTGGTATAGTAGTTTTAAGATTTCCAAGTGCTGCAGATGGAAGCGTTTCTGTAGCTCCCGGAACTAATAGTGTTGCAGCTATAGGACCTGGAGAGGTAGTAGCTACGTTTACTGTTTCGGGCACGTTGACTATAGGTTAAAAATAAATTATAAATTATAAAGAGTAAAAATATGGCACATTTTGCAGAATTAAAAACAATGACAGACCCAACCGGGTTTACATCAGATTCTCATCAAGTAGTACAACGAGTTGTAGTTATAGGAAATGATATTCCTGTTAACGGAGGTACTTTAGAAGATAATGATATGCATGTTGATGGTGAAACATGGTGTGGTAAATTGTTTAAAACTGAATCTAACATATGGAAACAAACTTCTTACAACAATAATTTTAGAAAACAATATGCAGGGCACGGAATGGTTTATGATCCTGTAAAAGATAAATTTTTAGAAGCACAACCTCATGCATCATGGTCATTAGATTCAAATGACGATTGGCAACCGCCTATTGCAATGCCACCTATTATAGACGCTAGTCAGGATCAAGAGTCACCTGAATGGGTTTATTTTATTTCATGGAATGATGCAAAGTATCAAGCTGATAACACTAAAGGTTGGCAAGGAACAAAATCTAACGACGAAGAAGAAACTAAAGCTATATACGATTGGAACGGTACAACTTGGCAACCAGAATAAGATTAAACTAAGTGTTTAAAAAAGAAAGAATATTGAATGGATTTAAAACTAATACATAGAGTACCTAAACTATATCCAAAAAAGTCTTGTGATAAATTAATTAATTACTTTGAAGATAATATCAACAAAGCAAAAAAAGGTGGCTTTGGTCCTAAAAAATTAAATAATTTAGAAATGCCACTTAATATTTTAAATACAGAAGATTATTTTTATATGGGTAAAGCTTTGTTAGATGGTGTAAATAATTTTAAAAAGAAATGTCCACATATCGATAAATATATAATGCCTTGGAGAGTAGAATCCTCAGCTCAACTTTGTAGATATAAACCTAATAATTATTATTCAACCATACACTGTGAGAACGATGGCGGTAAAGAACATTTAACAAGAGTCTTTGCGTGGATGTTTTTTTTAAATGATATTAAAAAAGGTGGTGGAACCGAATTTATTTTACAAAAATATATAGCAAAACCAAAAGCCGGTGATTTTTATATTTGGCCAGCGTACTGGTCACATTTACACAGAGGCGTTAATGCCCCTAAAGAAAATAAATATATTTTAACTGGATGGTGTAAGTATATCTAATATGAATTTAACAAATTATTTTTGGTATTTTCAATCAGCAATTCCTCATAGAATTTGTGATGATATTGTAAGATACGGTAAATCATTACAAGACCAACAAGCACGTACTGGTAGTTTTAATAATGTAAAAAAATTAAATAAAAACCAAATTAAAGATTTAAAAAAGAAAAGAGATTCTAATGTTGTTTGGATGAATGATAGTTGGATTTATAAAGAAATACAACCTTATATTCATGAAGCAAATGTAAATGCAGGATGGAATTTTCAATGGGACTTTAGTGAGTCCTGTCAGTTTACAAAATATGTAAAAGGACAATATTATGATTGGCATTGTGATAGTTGGGATAAACCTTATTTCATACAAGATAATCCTAAAAACCCATCACATGGTAAGATTAGAAAACTATCTGTTACTGTTACTTTATCAGATCCAAAAGAATACAAAGGCGGTGAACTAGAATTTGATTTTAGAAACATGGATCTTAATAAAAAACCAAACATTAGAAAATGTAAAGAAATATTACCTAAAGGTTCTTTGGTCGTGTTTCCTTCATTTGTGTGGCATAGAGTATGTCCAGTTAAAAGTGGAGAAAGAAAAAGTTTAGTAATATGGAATTTAGGATGGCCATTTAAATAAATGAACAGTAACTTATCAGACCAAGAGTTTTTTGATTGTTATGTAAAAGAAGAAAAATGGTATCCTTTACAAAACCACGGTTTAGTTGATGAAGATATTAAATTACAAAAAGAAGACTTAGATTTTCCTTATCAAGTAACTAGCTACTTAAATTTATTTAAAAACAATCAAATTAAAAATAAAAAAATTTTAGACATAGGATGTGGTTATGGAAGAGGGACTTATATAATAAAAAAATATTTACCTGATAATGAGGTAACTGGTATAGATATAAATCAATCGTTTATTGATTATGCTAAAAACAATTATAAAGATGTTAATTATTTTCAAGATAATTTTGATAATACAAAATTAAAACCCAGCACTTTTGATTATATTATTTCAAATTGTTCCATGCACTTCTTTTATAACAAAGATACTACTTATGAAAATTTTAATAATATTTTAAAAGATGATGGTAAAATTATTATTACAGATATCTGGGCTGATGAAACATTAAATTATTTTTTTAAGAAAATAAAAGAATATAATTTTAAAATAGAACAAGAAGAAGACCTGTCAAATAAAACTATTGATTCTATGAATGGTGATATATCAAAAATAATTATGTTACACTCTAAAAATGTAGAGGATAAATCAATTAACGCTTTTTTAACAATTCAAAAAAATAGGTTAAAGTTATTTAATAATAATATTAATAAACAAATAAAGTTTGTTTTAGTGAAAGGAAAAAACAATGGCTTATAAAATTACAGATAATTATCTTAAACAAGAACATTATCAAAATTTAAAAGCTTTAATAACAGATAACGATTTTCCATGGAGAAGAAGATGGAATATGTATAAAGATGGACATCCTAGTAATAAAGGTTTTTTTACTTTTTGTTTTTACAATTTACATACACCACAGTCTAAATATTTTGAGCCTTATATACTTCCAATATTAAATAGTCTAGGCGCTACGACAGCAATTCAAGTTAGAGCTAACATGGTTCTAAAAGAATTTTTTGGTAAATCATCTATTCCTTTTCATGTTGATTATAAAAACCTTGGAAATAAATATAAAACAGCTATTTTAAATTTTACTAATGATGGTGGGACAATAATAAAAGTTAATAAAAAAATTATTACTGTAGAAAGCAAAGAAAATAGGCTTCTTTTAATGGACGGTAACATTAATCATACAACTAAAAAAAATAATAAACTTGATTTAAGATATTTATTAAATATAAATTTTATATAATGAAAGGAAAAAATAATGTCATTTAAAAAAAATAAATATAGTGTATTAAAAAATGCTGTTACAAAAGACTTAGCAGAATTTGTATATAAATATTTTTCAAACAAAAGAAATGTTGCAAGAGTATTATTAGACTCCAAATATATATCTCCTTTTACAGAATACTTTGGTGTATGGACGGATGAACAAGTGCCAAACACGTACTCACATTATGGAGACATAGTTATGGAAACTTTATTACAAGAAGTAAAACCTGTTATGGAAAAACATACAAGTTTGAAATTATCTGAAACATATTCTTATGCAAGAATATATAAAAAAGGTGATGTTCTTGCTAGACACAAAGATAGATATTCATGTGAAATATCTACTACATTAAATTTAGGCGGTGACCCATGGCCTATATATCTTGATCCTACAGGTAAAAAAGGTAGGGCTGGTATTAAAATAGATTTAAAACCAGGTGATATGTTAATATACTCAGGGTGCGATCTTGAACATTGGCGAGAAGAATTTACTGGTAAAAACTGTGGACAAGTATTTCTTCATTATAATAAAGCTAATTCTAAAATGGCTAAAGAAAATTATTTAGACAAACGACCTTTACTAGGATTACCTGCTTGGTTTAAAGGTACAAAGTTGACAAAAAATAAAAAATAATCTACATATTAGGCTTGCAGAGGGATGACTCACCACTGATTCTCTCTGCTTTAAATATATTGAAATCACTAATAATCTGTTATAACAATTATAAAACAGGTTTTTTATATGCTACAAAAATTAGGATTTGCACCGGGATTTAATAAACAAGTCACAGAAACCGGGGCCGAGGGACAATGGTTTGATGGTGACAATGTCAGATTTAGATACGGTACTCCTGAAAAAATAGGTGGCTGGAGTCAATTAGGTCAGGATAAACTTACAGGTGCGGCAAGAGCTTTACACCATTGGGATAACAATGCCGGTATTAAATATGCCGCTATTGGAACTAACAGAATTTTATACGTATATTCAGGTGGAACCTATTATGACATTCATCCAATTAGAGAAACTCTAACAGGAGCTAAGTTTACTAGCACATCTTCCTCAACAACAGTCACGGTAACGTGCACCGGAGCCCATGGTTTATTAGAAGACGATATCGTTATGTTTGATAGTGTAACTGGTGTAACTGGGTCATCTACATATACGGATGCTACTTTTGAAGATATAAAGTACATGGTTACTTCTGTCCCAACAGCTACTACTTTTACAATTACAATGGCCACACAAGAATCAGGAACGCCGTTGACTACAAGTGATGGTAACAGCACTTCTATTTTATGTTACTATAGCGTAGGGCCTTCTCAACAATTAGGCGGCTTTGGTTGGGGTACAGCATTATGGGGTGGTTCAGCTAATGGACCAGCAACCTCTACATTATCAACAACGCTTCCAGACGATGCTACTACCACTGTTGTATTAGCAAACACTTCAGCTTTTCCTGCTTCAGGAGAAATTAGAATTGGATCGGAAGACATAAGTTATACAAACAATGACACGGGAACAGGGACCTTAAGTGGAGGATCGCGAGCAGTTAACGGTACCACAAGAGCAGCTCATACTGCTGGAGTTACAGTAACTAATATATCAGACTTTGTTGCATGGGGAGAAGCTTCTTCTTCTGACTTTACAATTGATCCTGGTTTATGGGTCTTAGATAACTACGGGACAAAACTAATTGCTCTTATATATAATGGTGCATGTTTTGAATGGGACGCTTCTCCTTCAAACGCAACCTCAATTAGAGCTACAATTATTCCAAACGCACCAACAGCATCGCGTCACGTATTAGTATCTACACCTGACAGACACTTAGTATTTTTTGGAACAGAAACAACAGTAGGATCAAGCACTACACAAGATGATATGTTTATAAGATTTTCTTCACAAGAAAGCATTGATCAAACAGATTCTTACGTAGTTAAAGCAAACAATACAGCAGGCACACAAAGAATAGCTGATGGTTCTAGAATCATGGGAGCTATTAAAGGTAGAGATGCAATTTACGTTTGGACAGATACTGCATTATTTCTTATGAAATTTGTAGGCCAACCATTTACATTTGCTTTTGAACAAGTGGGAACAAACTGTGGGCTGATAGGTAAAAACGCATGTGTTGAAGTTGATGGCACAGCTTATTGGATGTCTGAAAATGGATTTTTTCAATACGATGGTCAATTAAGATCAATGCCTTGTTTAGTAGAAGACTATGTTTACGACGATATAAATTTTACATCTAGAGATTTAATAAACGCAGGATTAAATAATTTGTTTGGTGAAGTAACTTGGTTTTATTGTACATCTGGATCAAATGTTATTAATAGAATGGTAACATATAATTATTTAGATTCTAGTCCTCAACGTCCTATATGGACAACTGGTAGTTTACCACGTGCAGCATGGCAGGATTCAGCAGTATTTGATAAGCCTCACGCAACTTATTACGATTCAAGTAGCAATACTTCTTATGATGTTATCGGTAATACAGACGGATGCACTATATACTATCAACAAGAAACAGGGACCGACCAAGTAAATGCAGGTGGAGTAACTACGGCAGTTCTTGGAACAATTACTTCTGGAGATTTTGACATCACACAAAGAAGAGCATCAACTGGGCAGGTTGTTGGAACGCCTGATCTTAGAGGAGACGGAGAATTTATAATGAGAATTAGTAGATTTATACCAGATTTTATTACACAAACAGGATCTACGAGGGTTAGTTTTACTACCCGAACGTATCCAAATAGTTCTTCTACTACTTCAAATTTTGATATAACGTCGTCTACGACAAAAAAAGATACAAGAATAAGAGCTAGATCAATAGCTTTAAAAGTATCTAATACAGCAGCAAGTCAAGATTGGAAACTTGGTACGTTTAGATTAGATATACATCCTGGAGGCAGAAGATAATGGCGGTACCATACAATAGAACAGTTTTAGGACAAGTCTATGATGCTAATCAAATTTATAATCAATATGATGATGTTGCTGAAGGTGATTTTGGTTTTGTACCTAGTATAGAAGAAGGTTCAGAGTTTGATACACCCTACACTATGAATACTAGACCAGGACTTTTAAGTCTTTATGATAGATTTACAGGACCAATTAAACGTACTTTTCAAAATTATGGTGCTCCTATTGCAGGCGGTCTTTTAAGTGCATTTACAGGTATTCCAGGTATTAGTTTTTTAATGAGAAACTTACCTAACGATCCTTACGCAAGAAATAGAATTGACATGTATGGAGCTTACAGAGGACCTGATGGTTTTATAAAAGATAAATTTGGTTACAATGTTGGAAGTACTTTATTTAAAAATAATTTTATGCAACCAGGATCTAATTCTTATAGGTCATATGCATTAGAAGGTTTAAGAAGTTTAAATAAAAATGCAGCAGAAAAGTATTATCAAGAAACATATGGTATTAAACCTACTGAGGATATGTCAGCTTTTGACATAGTTAAAAAAAATATACAACAGAAAGAAGATCCTTTTGATTCTCGTTCAGTAATTGATATGGGTGCAGATTATCAAGGTGGTGGTGCTAAGGAGAATCAAAGTTTTAATGATTCTGGTAAAACTAAAACAGGTTTTGGAAGCAGTGGTTATGGAAGAGATCCTGAGGATAGAATGGCAAAGGGAGGCATTGTAAGTTTATAATGGCAAAGATAGTAGAATCATTAACTAGAGCAGAACCAGAATACAGCCAAAGAAATTTACAGTCTTTAGTTAGAGATCTTGACTCTGTAATTACAAAATTAAACTCTTCATTTCAAGATGAGGTTAAACAGGAGATAGAAGCTAAAAGTTTCTTTTTAGAATAATGGCAGTAGTAAACCAATATAGATTTTATGGTAAAACAACAACAGCTGCAGAAACCGTAAGCATGTTGTCACCAGCTGTCAACGAAACTATTATAATAAAGTCTTTAAGAGTTACCAATAAATCAGGTTCTAATACACCAACGGTGACTATTAAAAATAACGCATTTGAGATTGTTAATACACAAACATTAGTAGCTGCTACAAGTGTTGAGATATTGTCTTTACCTTTGATTGTAGAAGGTGGGACTGTATTATCTTATACCACAGCGGGCACTGTATCTGATGGTGTAGTATTTGGTATTAGTTATCTCAATATATTAAAGGAGAAAATAGACTAATGGAACTAAAACAAGCAAAAGTGGAGACAACTTATAGACACAAAGAAACTGGAGAGCTTTTTAAGGAAAGAAAAGACTGGGAATCTAAGGGTTATAAAAACGAAGACATGGCACAAGATGTAAAAGTTATAATGCCTCCTCTTGATTTGTTATCAAAAACAAAGTAAAACGTAAGATTAAGGTAAAATTATGGCTATATCTAGAATGCAAGAACCCAGACAACTACAAGCCGGAGGCGGAATCATGACATTACAGGAACCTAGACAAGGTTATTTTTTAGGTAAGCTTGTTAAGAAAGCTGTCCGTGGCGTTAAAAAGATAGTTAAAAGTCCACTGGGTAAGGCTGCTTTAGGAATTGGTTTAGGTGCTTACGCTGGAGGACTTGGTCCTTTTGGTGCAGGCGGATCTTTATCAGGTGTTAAGGGTGCAGGTTTTCTTAGAAACATGTTTGCTGCTAAGGCTGCTATTCCAGCAGGAACTTATACAGATCGAATTGTGGACATAGCTACTAATAGAAACAAAGGTGGAAATTTTATTTCTAATTTATTTGGTAATATGACCACTGGTCAAAAAATATTTACAGGTCTAGGTGCAACAGCAATTGCAACACCATTTATACAAAAAGCATTTGGCATGGGGCCTTATCAAGAAGTAGAAGAAGAAGTCGATCAAAATTTTATTGACCCATACACAGCGTACATGATGTCTAGATACAGAGAACCAGGTATGGCATTCTTACCTAATGAAAGATTTGTACAAGAAGGGTATTACTTACCACCGCAAATGGCAGCTGAAGGTGGTAGAATAGGTTATGCAGATGGCATGAGAGTTGAAGATGAAGAGGAAGAATTATCTTTAGGTCTACCTACATTAAGACGTAGAGGTTTTGCTAACGGCGAAATGGTAGAAGACCAAATGCAATTACCCCCTGAAGCGGAAAAATATTTAAGACAAGAGTATCAAAAATACGTATCACAAGGTGGTGACTTATCATATCCAGAATTTAAACAACTTGTTCTTCAACAAGCAGCCGGGGAACAAGGACCAGAAGATGAAGAGATAATGACAACTGAATCAGAAGTAGTTCAAACAGAACCTCAAATGCCAATGATGATGGCTGGTGGTGGTGCTGTACCAGGTTCAAATGTATCAGGATATACAACACCTGCTGGATATAATAAATTTGATTATAGAACAGGTGGGGTGCCAGTAAGAGTAGGCGCACAAGAAGGTGGCCTAATGGATTTAGGTGGTATGGAAAAAGATTACAGAGCTGAAGGTGGGTTTGTACCTATAGGAAAAGAGGAAAAAGCAGACGATGTGCCTGCAAGATTAAGTGTAAATGAGTTTGTATTTACTGCAGATGCTGTTAGAAACGCAGGTGACGGAGACATAGATAAAGGTGCTGAAGTTATGGAAAATCTTATGAAAAATTTAGAAGCTGGTGGTAAAGTTTCTGAAGACTCACAAGGTGCACAAGCTATGTATGATAATATGAAACAATTAGAAACAAGGGTAGTATAATGGCAACACCAGGATTTTTAGAAGAATACGCAAAAGATTTTGCAACACAAGCAAAAGGTGCCTACAGTGTACCAATAGATACAGCTCAATTTACTGGTAGACAATTTGTTGCTGGCGAAGATCCATTACAAACACAAGCAATTAATTTAGCAACATCAGGAGTTGGTGCTTACCAACCTTTTTTAACTGCCGCTCAAGCTGCACAACAACAAGCAGCAGGAACTATTGGAGGACTTAGTGCATTAACGGGACCACAAGCTTACCAACCTTTTATGTCCCCTTATCAACAACAAGTTATTGACACTACACTTGCAGAGTATGACAGATCAAGAACAGGTGACAGACAAGCCATTCAAGATGCGGCCGTGGCTTCAGGTAACTTTGGTGGTGGTAGAGAAGGTGCAATGTTAGGTGAATACGATGCAAGAACTTTAGCAGACAGATCAGCACTACAAGCACAGATGTTACAATCAGGATTTGGTCAAGCACAACAAGCAGCTGATAGAGCGTTTACTCAAGGTGGTCAATTAGCGGCAGCCCAGTCAGGATTAGGTGCAGCACAAATGGGACTATCTAATTTCCAAAGAGCAGGACTTGGTGCAGACGTTGGAGCACTAGGGCAATTAGGATCTTTAAGACAAGGTCAAGCTCAATCATTATTAACAGCAGATCAACAAGCAGCACAAACAGCAGCTTACGAACCATACGGTAGATTATCTGCATATGGTCAAGGTTTAACAGGTTTATCTGGCGGAGTATCAGCACAACCTTACGCACAACCAACACCGGTTAGCCCAATGTCACAAGCAATAGGTACGGCACTAGGGGTCGGTGGATTGTACGGTAAAATATTTGGATTTCCAGGAGACAAAGCATAATGAAAGTTTTAAATAGACCAATGTTTAGAATGGGTGGCCCTATTAAAGAAGGGATTATGGACGGTATTAAAGAACCTAGAAGAGGGTTTCAACAAGCTGGTTTTGTAGATCCAATTATGGACCCTAATTTAATGGCAATTAGACAACAACAAAATTTAGATGCTTCAAAAGCTTTTCAAAATATATTTACTCCAAAAAATGTAAGTTCAACAGAAGTATTAAGCGGTAAAGAAGAACCACCGGGATTATTTGGATTTAAGTTTAATGAACCTATTAAACCAGCTGATTTAGTTTTAGGTGAAAAAACTAAACAAATAATAGCAGAAAATAAAGTTAAAAGAGCAGAAAAAAATGCGCAAGAAATTGCTGCAAGAGCAGAAGAAAAAAATGTATCTGACTTTGATAAAAGTTTACTTCCAAAAGAAAATTTAAATTTAAATGAGAATAATAATAATGAAAACAATAATCTAATAGATACAAAAGACAAAAAAACAAGAGTAAATGAAATATTATCATCATTAGGTTATGACCGTGCTTCTAAAAACGCATTGTACGATGCAATGATTAAAGCAGGTCAAAGAATATCTAGAAAAGGCTTGGGCGCGGAAAATCTAGTCTCAGATGTTATTGCAGAAACAAGTCAATCATATGACAAACCAGAAAAATTAAGAGAAGCAGCTAATTTATTATCGGTTCAACAAGACTTTGACATAGAAAAAATTGAAAAAGCAAATGAACTTAAGAGAAATTCTTATGAAGAAAAAGAAGCATATTTAACTAATATTTTAGGTGATGCTGATTTAGCAAAAAGAATTTCAGTAGGTTCTCCTAAAAATGTAATAGAAGCTCAACAAGTAGTAGAAAAAGCAGGTATAAATAGTAGAAGTGATAAAGGAGTAGATTCAACTCTTGCTATTTATTTTGATGGAATCAACGTTCCTAAATATAAAGGAGAACTTAGTGAGACCAATACTGAAACATTAATTAAATTAAAGGGTGATAAAACTGTAGAAGAATTTAAAGGCACAACCATAGGGGATATAGACGATGGAGTTTATAAACTAGGTAAAGGGTATGTCGATATTAGAGACGGAAAAATATTTGACGTAAGAGAAATTATATCTTCATTCATAGAGGAATAATATCATGGCATTAGCTGATGATTTTTTTGGTACAAAAACAGAATCTGTTTCTAACAATCGAGTAGGCACTATTGAATCAGTCCTATCCGGCATAGCATCAGGTTTAATCGCAATACCTAAAGGCGCATTTTCATTAGGCGCAACACTCATAGATCTGGGCGCAGGGACAAACAAAGCTGCTGAAGTAGAACAATTTTTTGATGACCTTACAACATTTGACGAAAGAGCAGAGGCAACAGCCGCTGGAAAAATTACAGAACTACTAATCAACATAGGTATACCAGGTGGGTATGGTTTTAAACTTGGTAGCAAACTTGCAGAAAAAGCAATCAATGCAGGTAAGACTGGTACATTATTAAAAGCTAACAGTCCTAAACTAGCGTCAGCAATAAAAAATATAAGAGGTGGTGGTGGTCCGGCTAAACTTTTAGCAGGTGCTGTTACAGGTGGTATAGCTGAAGGTGTATTTGTTGGTGATGTAGAAGCAGCAGGTTCGCTAGCATTTAATTTACAAGATGATGAGAACGATCCAGGCAGAGAATTATTAAACAGGGTTAAGTTTGGAACTGAAGGTGCGTTGTTTACCGGTATCATTGGTGGTGTTGGTGCAGGGATCAAGAAACTGGCACAAAGAAATAAACAATTAGACGTTAACAACAGTAAACTAGATAAATGGATTGACAAAGTTGGCGGTAAACTTAGAGCAAGAGGTGATAAGACTCCAGAGTTTTTTCAAATGGAGAGAACACAAATAGGCCTAAGAGCAGGTGATGCAGCAGCTGCAAGAAACACATCAAGAGAAATAGATATTAGTGTAGATAAATTATTTCCACCTATCAGAACTATTTTTAATAAACAAAATGCTGCAAATAGAAATAAATTTTTAGCAGAAGTTAATGACCTATTAGTAGAAGATAAAAGTATGAAGATAAGTGGCGAACTACTTGATGACAATCTTTTAAAACAAGGACAAAAAGGTTTTAATAGAGAAACTGCTCAAACAGGAAGAGTAATAATGGGAGCTTTAGATCCAGTTAAAAAAGCAAAACTATCAGAAAAAATAAAAAAATTTTCAAAAAATGCTGACCAAGCAAAAGAACTAGAAGTTGCTATTTTTGGAGGTTTGTCGAACATTAGAACTAGATGGGGTAAATTATTTAGTGAAGTTGGTGGTAAACTAGACAAAAAAGAATTAGCAGAGTTTAAAGAATTATTTGGTGGTAAGTTTAAAGATTATTTAGGTTCTACTTATGATGTATTTCAAAACAAATCTTTAATACCTTGGTTTAATTATGCACCAACTCAAGAGGCAATTGATAAAACAAGAGCTGTATTAGTTAACAGTGCAAGAGAAGCTGGTAAAGATTTAACAGAACAAGAAGCAGATGATGCAATTGCTGGTATTTTACGAACAGTTAAAATGCCTCCTGGTTTTAAAATGGATAGAGGTAATGTACCACTGTTTCAAGTACCAGACTTTTTCTTAAATCAAACTGTTTTAAAACAAGCAGATGATGTTAAGCCAAAACAATTTATAGCAATGACAGATATAAAAGATGGACCAAGACAGGCAATAGAAAAATTGTTGGGTAGACAAAAAAATCCGATGCAAACTATTTTAGGTGGCACTGCTAAATTATCTGTTATCTCTAGACGAAATGTTTTCTTTGATGACTTAATTAAAAAATCTGACGAGCTTGAGGCCGCTGGTAAAGAGCCGTTGTTTGCAAGAAGTTATGACGATGCTATGAAACAATTTGGTGAGGATTTTAAAAAGATAGAAGTAATTGATCCATCAGGTAAATTATCTATTAGTAAAGGTGCAACTAATCCTTTTGCTGATCCACAAAATCCTTTGTATGCACGACCTGGTGTTGCTGATGCGTTAAAACAAACATCGATGTCTACAGAAAATAATAAATTTTTAGCGCAGATGTATGAAAGTTTAGTATTGTATCCTAAAGCTACATCACAGATTGCTAAAACAATTTTATCACCAGTTACACATATGCGTAACTTTGTAAGTGCTGGAGCTTTTGCTACAGCTAATGGTATTGTACCTGATGGTGCTGCAATCAAACAAGCTTACCAAGCGTTACAAACACCGTTAAAAGGCACAAGACAACAGAATCAATTATATGAAAGATTGTTGGAACTTGGAGTTGTAAACTCTAACGTTAGACTCGGGGACCTTGCAAGACTTATGGAAGATGTAAACTTTGGTGAGACTATGACATCTGACAAAGGTATGAGATTATTATTAAAACCATTATCAAAATTAAAATCTGTGTCACAAGATCTATACACAGCTGAAGATGATTTCTGGAAAATAGCATCATGGGCTATGGAGCAAAAAAGAATGGAAAAATCTTTTGAAAGAGTAGGTGTAGTTAGAGGACAGTTTTTTAAGAACGCTGCCGGTGAAGAGGTAAGATTAACAAAAGAATATTTAGAAGAACAAGCAGCTGATATTGTTCGAAACAATATACCTAACTATGATTATGTATCAGAGTTTATTAAAGGTTTAAGAAAATTACCTATTGGAAACTTTGTATCGTTTCCTGCAGAGATTGCTAGAACAGGCACAAATATTGTAACGAGAGCACTTAAAGAAATTAACGAAGAAATAATTGTTAATGGTAAAAAATTAAAACCTTTTCAAAGAACAGGGTACACAAGATTGTTTGGATTTACTACAACAGTTGCAGCTGTACCTTACGCAGTATCAGAAATGTTTGGTGCACTATACGATGTAACAGATGATGAAAGACAAGCAATTAAAAGATATGTTGCAGGTTGGTCTAAAAACTCAACACTACTTCCAATTAAAAACAAAGACGGTTCTTTTGCTTATGTAGATTTTAGTCACGCTAATGCTTATGATACATTAATTAGACCACTACAAACTGTAGTTAACAGAGTGGCTGATGGTGAAAAAGATAATGACGGTATAGTTAATGACTTTATTGGTGGTACGTTTGAAGCTATGAAAGAATTTGCATCACCATTTATTTCTGAATCTATTTGGACAGAAGCTGTAACAGATATATTAGTTAGAGGCGGTAGAACAAGAGAAGGCTTCCAAGTATTTAATCCAAAAGATACACCAGGAGACAAAGCAAGTAAAATTATGGCTCACTTAGTAGAAGCACAAATGCCTTTTTCACTTAACCAATTAAAAAGAATGGACCAATCAATAGAAGAGGTTGATGTGATTACTAAAGGTAAATTTGATAAGTATGGTCAAACATACGACTTTGGTCCTGAGTTTGCAGGATTGTTTGGTTTTAGACCTGTAGAAATTAATGCAGAAAGAGTATTTAATTTTAAAATTGCAGACTTTCAAAAAGGAACAAGAGATTCTAGATCTTTATTTACCAGAGAAGTATTAAAAGGAGGACCTGTTGAACCAAGAGAAATTATTGATGCTTATCTTAATGCTAATAGAGCCTTATTTGGTGTGCAAAAAACAATGAAACAAGACATGGATGCTGGAAAAGTTTTAGGACTTACAGAAGATAAGTTAATAGAAGCCTTTGATAGAGTTGGTACAAGAGCATATAATGATTTAGAAGATGGTTTTTTTAGACCTTTTCTTCCATCTAAAGAAATTGAAAATGCTTTTTATGAAAACGCTGAAAAATTAGGTTTATCAGATCCTTACGAAAAAGCAGTAGATCCTATTAATGACATTTACGGTAGATTAATAGATCTTAATTTAGATGAACCAGTATTTCCAAATATAGAAAACCCATTAATGCCTATAATGCAGGATACACCTATTACACCTACATCGTTAAATTTACCACAAGTAGACCAGTCTATTATGACACAAACACAAGCAGCTAATAATTTTTCTAACTTGACAATGGATCAAAAAATCCGTTTACTATTTCCACGAGGATAATATGGCTAAAAACGCATTACAAAAAATTGAGGATCATGAAAAGCTTTGTAGAATTATGCAGAAGCAAACGCATGACAAGATACACAAGCTTGAACGCCAAATTAACCGCGTAGAAAGCATCTTATTAGTGTCTACTGGAGCGTTGATCTCGGGTATGGCATATGTTATATTCGCATTAATTATAAAATAAAAAATCATGCAATTATCGAAACACTTTACTCTTAAAGAGATGACCAAGTCGATGACAGCCCAACGAAAAGGCATAGACAATACACCAGGATCAGGTGAAATTAAAAGTTTAGGAGACTTATGTTATGAAGTTTTGGAACCGCTTCGTGCGCACTTTGATAAACCCGTTACTATTACCTCTGGCTAC